CATTAGCTACTGTAGCTGCATCAGGAGTGTCGCCAAGTTCCAATACACCAAGCTTGCGTAATGCTAACTGGATAATCTGATCACGGCTTACTGTAAAGGTTGTAGACATTTAGCCTCCAAATAATAGTTTAATTGAACGATCAAGTCCAAGGGACTGTGTTACAACAACAGCAAGAGCTCCAATGGCAATATACTTAATCTGTGCTAGACTCTTTTCTATACTTGCCATAGCTTTTGACAGATCAGTAGCAGACTTGCGAAGCTCTTTAATATCATCTTCATGGTTGTCTGTTTTAATCTCCAGACGTACTACTCTATTTTCTATAGCTTCATTAATCATACTAGCCTACCAATGCTTTCATTTCATCTTGGGTTAAACCTAACGCAGCTAATTTAGCTAGTGCAGAAGCCTTTGCAGTTATTGGGGCTTGAATTGCATCAATGATTGCTTGTTTCTTAACTTCATTAACCACAACTTTGCAATCTATTAATTCCCAAGCATTAAAATATGTATTGTCAACAGGAAGCTCGCTATCATCAATAATAATTGCTCCAGCAGGACAGTCTTTAGCTAATACTTCTTCAATAGAAAGTTCACCAGTAGGATAACAAACAGCTACTTGACTATTTAATGTGTAAATAATTACTTGTGACATTATTATTCCTTATGAACTAAATATTGCAACAGAAACTAATGAAGCATCAAAACCAGTAAAACCAGAATTTTGAGTTGTTACATAGCAAGTAGAGCTTGTTCTAGTTTGGTCTTGGTCCTCTGCAAAAATAGCAATCGTAGTAGCGGGTGTGCCTTTTGCTGAACCGCATAGCGAATAACCAGTATTTGCCATAGCCGTTGTTAAATTAATTGTCCAATGCCCTGTGCTTGCTCTTGTCACACTTGAAATATTGTAACTACCATTTATTGCAGCCGAAGAACCAGTAAAATTTACCCATGCTCTACATAATCCAAAACCAGTAGATGTAGAGGTGCTTACCATTGCCTTTGTTACTGAACCAGTAGTCAAAGCAGTAGTTTGAATAGTTGTATCAGGGAATGTAGCACCATTAGTGCCGTCTACGATAAATGTCATACTGTCACCTCATCTGCTGGGTCTGGGGTGTTACCCTCGGATACCCATTTTAGGTAGGCTCTTTGTTTGTGCGATGCTTGCATTTTCATCCTAGTTTCCATAGAGTGTTTCTTTCCGTGCATATGATTTAAAGCACCAACTTGTGCTTGTCCAATTTTGTTACGAGTTTCTTCTGATTGTTGCCATCCAGTACCACGAGTAGCAATACCTTTTTTACCTTCAGATACCTTGCGTTTAAACTCATCGTCATAAACTCTGCCAACTTGTGCAGCACTAATCTTGGCTTTTGTGGCATCGCTGACTTTAGTTCCCAGTTTTGCTTGGCGAAGTTTCTCACGATGTTCAGGTGTAAATTCTGGAATATTAGGCTTGTTAGCCATTTGAATGACTACTTGCTTAGAATATTCCTCACGAGTCATAGAATAGGTCTTAGACCCGATTTTGCCGTATTTACCTGTAGCACTCATCATAAAGTAAGCACGAGCCATAGAGCCACCATAAGCCTTCCAAAGCATACGATGAGCAATGAAATGCTGTCTAGGTGTCAAAGCAATAAGATTGTCTTTCTTGTTTGAACCGCCATGACTGCGTGGCACGATATGATGCTTTTCAGAATAGCCATCAATCACCTGACTTTTTAGGCTGTCAATAAACTTCATATAGCGAAGGTATTGGAGTTGGCTTTTCAAGATAGCTTGGCAATAATAGCGTTGACTTCATCTTGTGTTGGTACTGTGCCACCATCAGGTGCTTCAGGAATATTGCCATCTTTCAACCACTTACAAAATTCAGTTGCATCGGAATTGGCTGGGTCGAATGGGATGCAAGCGTTGTCGGATAGACGGACTATATTTTGACCGAATAAAGTATTCATTAATTTATACATGGTTATAACTCCGCACTTAATGTAAGAGATGTTCCTGCATACCCAGAACCATTAACTGATTGATATATGGAAGTTGTAGATAAAACGTTAAAAGTTCCATTGGTTGAGGTTATTGTTGGACTTGCCCTCATCGAAACGGGGAGGTTGACAAAAGCTGCGATATTAATAACAACAGGAACTGCAATCCCTGTGGTTGCTTGATAATACCTCTGACACAAAGCTAACTCAGTTCCATACTGTCTATACTCAAATCCAGTAGCACTACTTCCTACTTCTAGCTGAACACCAGTAATGTAGAAGGTTGCTCCGCTTGTTCCTACTACGGATGTTGCACCTGTGGCTGAAATATAATTTCCCGCAGACCACGCTCCAGCAGTTCCGTTATAAGTGCTTCCAACACCCAGTCCCCAACTTACATATACTCCAACACCATTAGTAGCTCCTACCCAAGTCCCTGTAGTATCACCAGCAATAGTTACTGAAATGTTAGTCCAAGTATTAGCTACTGGAATTGAAAAAGTAAATGGGTAAGAACGATTTGATGCACTATTTCTCAATGCTCCACCAAAAGTTCCTGTTAGGCTTGAATACACTGGAAAAGATAATGTAATAGTTTTAGCGTTAGCAGTTCCCCAAGCTAAATCGGCAGTATTAAATCCTTCGATAGCTTGGTCAATCCAGTAAGCATCGCCAGCAGATACTACATATGCAGAAGATGATGTAACTCCTAAATAATTGCTAAATCCTACAGGTGGGGTTACAGAACCTTGATTTTGTTGAGCAGTTAATTTACCAGTTGTTGTTTGATTTACACGAAATCTATCTAATGTATATCCATTAGGTGTTGCAATAGAAGCACCAGCGTTCCTCTGGTCAATCACCATCGCACCATTAATAATTCTATTCTTCATAGTAGAAGCGTTACCAGCACCTAGTACACCACCTTGGGTGGATGTAGTTACTGTGTCTACATTTATTGTTCCGTATGCCATTATTTAACTCCTAATTGATTTAATGGAGTTTCAACCACTGGTCTATTTGCAATAATAGCATCAGCTTCTTCTTGTGTAATAGGTGTTTTATCTCCTATTAAATGGTCTTGTGAGCCATCTAATTCGTAAGCAAAAATTTGATTATCTTCTGTTTTAAATAGTTTCATTATCTTAATTCCGCCCAAGTTACTAAAGTTAATGTTCCACCGTTTGTGGTTGTTACATATGTTGCACCATTAGGAACAATTAACGATATTCCACAAGCTGTTCCTACAACTGCCACAGATGCTGCATATACAGTTACTCCATTAATTATTAATCCTTGAACTGTAGAAGCCGTATTACACGTTGCAGTAATTGCTACTGCAATTGGTTTTCCTGTTGAATTAGTATATGTAGTTCCAATAGCTCTTGATCCAGTAACCACTTGCCATGTTTGACCAACTCCAATAACATCAGAAGTTAATGCTACAGTGCCTGTAGCATCAGGCAGCGTAGCAGTTTGGTTTGAATTGGTTACAGGAGCAGCCAAGGTCATAGACCCTGTGCCACTAGCTGAACCTGAAGGTATTAAAGAACTCATAGAACCACCAATCTTTGACCTGAGGGTACAGTTAATGTAACGCCACTGTTTACGGTAAGTGGGCCAACCACAACAGCGTTCTTACCAGAAGTTATTGTATAGTTTGCTGTAACAGTAGTACTGTTCTCAAAGAACACTTGATCACTGTTACCACCACGAGCAGAGCCAGAAGTTAATGCAGACATCTCAGCAGCTACAATACGTAGTTCGACTTTATCACTAGTAGCAAATGTTTGAGCACTAGTGCCATCTTGTCCACGTACAATAGTAAATGTATCTGTAGACCGTGCAGTTACTTTAACTATTTCACGGACTGTACCAGCCGTGTTTTCTAATGTAACATAAAAGTAATCTGTACCAGTAGGACTTGGAAACAAGCCACCAGTAGCAGAGGCTACTGTTAATGAGGTAACACTATTGTTAATCCCCGATGCTAGCGTAGTCGCTGCATTATTTGTATATAAAGCTGACATGTATTTATTATCCTAATGGTTTATTATTTAGAGGAGCACCATCTAATTGACGATTGTTACTAGCAAAGAACGGTCTCTTAGCTGCATCAATTATAGCTGTTGACACACTAGTAATTGCCAATATAATCTTTGGCACCGGTATAACTCGTGTTAGTAGTGTTACTACTGATTGTGTCCATCCTTGTATTAGTTCACTGTAACTAAACTTAACAAAGACATCACCTTGCTCTGGTCTTGTAAATGGTGGTGCTTGGTAATCTGCTACACCTCGCACAAAGTCTTGTGGTTGCCTGGGTTCCCAGCATTGCTCATCAACCATGAAACCATCCCAGCGTTGACGAAGCTCACCCGCTTTAACAAGACGACCGCACGACTCGCAGATGCAATTCCAACTACCCCTGATATAGTTTGATTGATAACTCATAGGTTACACCAAACTAGCATCGTATACTGGAAGATCACCAACCCCAACATATGTATTACCTTGTGATGTTGTAATAGTCATTTCAAGACGGTACGTAACTTCACTAATGCCATTAGCTACTCTCTGTGATGCTGTCTTGTTAACAACAACCGGAGCACCAATTAAGATAGTGGATGGTGTAGGATCAACACCATTCATAACAATAACAGAACACGATGAAGTTGAAATAGTCTCGGAAGGTGAAAGTACCTGGGAGAAGTCGAAAGTAAATAATTCACTTTCTGTAGTAATCTTATATGAGAACGATTCAGCCATTTGGTTTCCGTACTAGTAGTGTTCTGATTTTAACAATGTTAACCAGTAGTTTTCTGGTCTGTACAATAAAGGTATATTTAGCTATAGCACCAAACTTCTTAACAAACTCAGCTACTAAACTAAATAGTACAATAACATTAAGTGCAATTAATTTATTCATTGCTTTAACTATTGTTGCTACGCTAGTAGTTAGTGTTGATAAGTTCATAGATAATCCTTTATACATATTAGGTACTATAGTACTTGCGATTGTTAGAAATCTATAAAAGAAGAAATGTACAACAATTGAAATTGTACTAGTTACTGCTTTGGTAATAATCTTATTTATTGTGTTAGATAAAGTAACGGCACTTGTTGTCAGTGAGGTTAATAACTTCCCCACTCTATTAACTAATATACTTATGTTAGTAACTGCTAATGATATAGTCTTTGCTATACCACGCTTAATAGATGTAGACCCAGTTACTGAAGCTGTAATAGTTAAAAAGTAAGAAGCGAGTTCTACAATAAGAACTGCAACATGTTCACTGATAGTGCTAAATACTTTACCAATTAATCTTTGTATATAAACAGCAGATGTTGATGTTGCTATTAATATTTTATTAGGTAACCTTATTAATGTGGTTGTTATACTACTTAATATAGTTTTAGTAATACTAATTGCCTTAGCAATACTTATACTACCGGTTGAATTAATTGATAGTGTTCTAAGTAATCTTAGTATCCTAGAAATATTAGGAGTACCTGTTGCAAGGAAAGAGATACTTCTACCAACGCTTTTAACGATGGTAGAGGCACTCGAGGATAGGAACGAAAGAACCTTGTTAAAGGTATTTGAATCCGCACCGTTTAGTACCACCTTATTGATGGAACTTCCGTTTAAAGCCATAATTAACTAAACTGAACTTTAAATGTAAACTGAATTGAATCTCCAGTGTTTAAAGCAATACCAGTAAAGTCTCCTTTGACAAATAAATTGCCAGAGGTTGAAGCATCAAACAAACCAGCATTAGTAACAGTAATACCGGAACCGGCAGTGTCTGTACCTACAACTTGGAATGTATCATTTGTAGTAGACGTTGTTTGTTGAGTAACAGTACCGCTTACACGGGAACCATTTTCAGTAAACAAAGTCGTATCAGTTGCACCAGTCGTACCGGCACCAGTTCCCCAAGCAACATAGCTGGGAGTGGTACCACCACTGTTAAGGCGGCTAGTAACGATGGCACGTCCTGTATTAACTAAGAGTGTAGCCATTTTTTAATTCTCCAAATAAAACGTTTGATTGGGTTCTTGTGCCAATAATCTATAACGCCTAATTCAACTACAGTACCGTCCGCACGGATAACCGTAGCGGACAGTTGTAGTTCTCTTGCGTTGCTGTTTGCAACTTGCATTACTGAACGCCCTGTTTAACCAGTTCAAGTACTACGGAGAACACCAGTGGTGTTGTTCCGATTGTAGTATTATATCCAGTAGTTGTTAAAGCAATACGACCTGTAGGACTAGGTGCATTATTCTGCAAACCACCAAAGTTAAAGAAGCTCATCTTACCACGACCAGCAATAGGAAGAATATCTACTTGGGTACTTCCGTCCCATAGTAAACGAACTTCCAGCGGATCAGAGATAGAATAATCAAGATGATCAATTCTAAATCCTGTAGGTATTAGAGTATAATTAACTGGATCAATAATAATAATACTACCAGCAACTAGCGAGAAAGTTAGACTACTACCATTTGCGGTAGCAGCTACGTTCAAGACTACTGCAGTTGTACTAGTAACAGAAGCAACATACGCACCAACTGGGATGCCAGTACCTGTAACACCTTGTCCAACAGTTGGAGTTAATCCGCCTGCAGTAAAAGTAATCGTTTTAGAATTTAAAGTTGTTACACCTGTAGATGCAGTACCTAAAGTTCCAGAAGCGGCTACGTTAGAAGTATCAAGGACACCAGTAACTTTAACAACAGCATTTCGATTACCATCCATGATAATCTGAGTGTTAACTACGTTAGCCATGTTAACCCCCTATTAGCGTGATACTTCTTGAGCAATCAAGGCGTAGTCAATAGTAACAGTTTCAGTAGCAACTGGAGTAATAGCAAAGAAGGGAGTTAGAGTGGCGTTAGTTAAAGTTGTACCAGAGGAGCCAATAGTTGGGTTAGCTACACGAGCTACTAGAGCATCGTTAGCAAACACTAACAAATCAGTACCATCATAATAAAAACCAACATCTAGATATGTATCTGAAACTGCAGTAGCAACACCAGTAACTAATGTAGTTGCAGTACTACCAACAGTTGAAACTAAATTCAATGAAGTAGAACCAGCAGCTTTAGTAAATGCTAAACGATCAGTAGTAGCAATAGTTCCAGCAGTTGATTTAGAAACACCAAAAGATAGAACAACGTTACCAGCAACAGACGAAGCTTTAATACGATGCACAAACCAGAAACGTTGACCAGCAATAAACTGGAACGCAGCTGCAGTACGATATACAGAAGCAGCAACCGTAGCACCACTTGGTGTAAGAACACCAATACCACCAAGGCCATCGGCTAGAGCAAATGTAGCAGAACCTGTAATAGTGCGTGAAGCAGCATTACCTAAATCTACAAAATCATTTGAATAGGTGAATACATCTAGGCCATTTGTAGAGGCTGTGTGAAACGGATCTGGTAATGGATAATCTCCAAGAACAGAACCTTTAACTTGGGTCGATAGACCCTGTGTAAGACGGGTAGGTGTACCCATAATATATATTCCTTTGACGTTGAATTAACAACGCCCCGAAGGGCGTCATTGGAACTTTTAAATACTATTACGGACCGTTAGAACCGAAGATAGCACGTGGATCGGTCCAGCCGAATGAATAACGCTCGTAACCTTTTGCTTTCGCATTCATGGTATCGAAGTCATTATCTTGATCAAACTGTACGCCTACACGCTCATAATACTTCATACCATCACGTACGTTAGTACGGATGAACCAAGCATGAGGAGCTGTAAAGTAATGGTTAACTACAGCACCACCTGGGAATACATTGTTTGCCTTGAGGATATTCAAGTCATTGTTTGCATTACCTGGTTGTGATACAGTCTTGAGGATACGTCCAGCATTGTAGATCTCTTGACGAGCAATGTGTAATGATTTAGGCATTACATTGATCAAGAGGCCACGGTCATCCTGGAAGCCCATCAAAGCGATTGTTGCATCTTCCAAAGAAGCTT